GTTTGCCCCAAGCCGAGAGAATCATGACAACGCGCTCAACGCGAGAGGTTCTTCAGGGCTTCCGGATGATTGCGGCGGCGTGATCTGGCTGGTCAGCCTGAGCGGGAATCACCTCGCCGAAGACACATGGTGCGAGTTCCTGTGCCAGAGCTACGGTATTGAAGCCTTGATCGCGCCGAGCGAGAACGCCCGCATCATCGTGAATGTGGGACGGATTGCAGCCCGCGTGCTCAACGACCTGCAATCGACCGAGACTGCCAATATCATCCGAAGGGAATTCCAGACCTCGACGGCGACGATGTGACCCAGTCGCGCCGCATGTCTCTGGTCGAGGCCGCGACCAACGTGTTCGTCGGCTATGCCCTCGCGGTCGGCATGCAGATCGTGGTGTTTTCGGTCTTCGGCATCCACATCGCGCTGGGCGATCAACTGGCCATCGGCCTCGCGTTCGCCGGCGTATCACTGGTGCGCGGGTATGTGCTGCGCAGGCTGTTCGAGCACTGGCGGCGGGTCTGACCGGATCGCTGGCGCGTCGGGCCCGCGACTGGTAGCCTTGGCGCATGTCCGAAGGCTGGCAGCACATCGAAATCAACAATCACGGGACCATCGTGGTCCTGCGCCCGATCTCGGACGAGGGTCGGGCGTGGTTCGAGGACAATGTGGGCGAACCGGGACCGGGCGGCGTCTACAGCTGCGAACCGCGGATGGCGCGAGGCACATCCTTCAGGCCGCGGCCCGCGATCTGCTGTCATGGCAATGACGAACCGCCGCCCGGGCGGGGCGGCGGCTGCGTGGCATTCATTGAAGGCTCAGGCGGGCAGCTTGTAGACCGTCCCCCTGCCCTCGACCTTCTCCGCGGCGATGGGCAGGCCCAGTTTCTTCTTCAGCGCGCCCGAAATCGAGCCACGGACAGTGTGTGATTGCCACGAAGTCGCCGCGACCATCTCGGCGACCGTGGCGCCCTCGGGGCGCTGGAGCATGGCGATGATCTGCGCCTGCTTGGTGCCAGCGCGGATGGCGGCCGGTTTCGCGGTTTCGGCGTCGTCGGGCGCGGGTTCCGGCTTCGGCTTCGCCTTCCGCGCGCTGGCGACAGCGCTGGCCACCAGCGGCTCGATGCCGATGACCTCCAGCCCGGCCTCGGTGGCGATCAGCGTGGTGCCGTGACCATCGCCGGTCTCGCGCCACATCGGCTCGCCGCGCCGCAGGTTGGCGTCGACCTCCTCGAGCCAGCCGCGGGCGATCATCTTGCCGACCACCATCCTGGCGGCGGCGCCGACCAGCCCCTCGGGCAGCGGCAGGGCGAGGTTGCCGGGCCGGATCGCGGCGCGGGACAGGATCAGGGATTGGGTGTCGGACGGGGTGCTCATCAGGGCCTCCGGGCGCTGTGGCGCGCGCTGTGCGCGCCTTCTACGGAGGCAAGCCCCGTCGTCGGACGGGGCGGCCATCGCGCGGGATTTGCGCGTCAGGTGGCGTGTTCGCCTTCCTTGAACGCGCTGTCGGTGATCTGGCGCAGCAGGCCCGCGTAGTGCTTCAGCGTGCCGACATGGCCCCAATGGATCTCGTCAGGGTGGGTTTCGAAGTGGTCGTCGCTCAGGGCCTTCAGGCGCTCCAGCATGATGTCGATCTCGGCCTTGGCGGCTATGAAGGCATCGAGGGCTTTGTCGTCCGGCTGGGCGCGGCGGGTGGTCATGGCGGGGCATCCTTCGGTGAGTTGCATCGTTCTGGTGCCAACACCATCGCTCTGTCGGGCCGATGATCGCAGGCAAATCGGAGCAATATCAGTGCTTTCTGATCGCTCCGGTCAGATCAGCCGCATCTCGGCCAGCGCGCGGCTGGCGGCGCCCAGATGGGCGGTGGGCAGTTCGATCTTCAGGTGTGAGAGGACATCGGACGCCTCGGCCGGGATCCCGCTCTCGCGCAGCGCCTGCTCGATGACTTCGGCGATGGCGTCCGGGCGGCTCAGGTCGAACCCTTCGGGAAGGGCGGAATAGTCGATCCGGATGGTGGTCGTGGTCATGGTGAAGCCCTCCTGGGGTCGGCGCGATGCAGCCTGTTAATGGGAACAGAATCACTCTGGAGGGGGAGACAATCAACCGGCTGATTGTCTTTTCCTGTTTATTTTCAATATTTTGATTGACTTCACGACGCCATGAAAGGCATGAGCGAACGCGAGTATGCGGCCCATTCCGGGTTGTCGCGCGGCGGGGTGCAAGAGGCACGCAAGAACGGGCGGCTGGTGGTCCATGACGACGGGTCGATCAACGCGGCGGCCTCGGATGTCCGCCGGGCTGAGATGACGGACCCGGACCAGCAACGCCGGTCGACTGGTGGCGATGGGCTGACCAGCGGCCCAGGCGACACGACGTCCTACATCAAGGCCCGCACGGCGCTGACGGTTTACGCGGCGCAAGAACGCCAGCTGGCCGTGCAGAAGAAGAAGGGGGCGCTGGTCGACCGAGCGCGGGCAGAGACCCTCGTCTTTCGCCTGGCGCGGCAGGAACGGGATGTCTGGGTCACCTGGCCCGGACGGGTGGCCGCACTGATGGCGGCGCAGATCATGGCGGAGGTGGAGCGGCAATCCGGGGTATCGGTGACGATCGAGACCGCGATCATGCAGAGGGTGCTGGAAGCCCATGTCCGCGAACAGCTCGACGCCGTCGCCGACCTTAGGGTTTCCCTCGGGTGACGATGATCTGACCGAAGGGCTGGACCTCGGCTTCGACGGGGCCGAGGACCTGCTGCGGGTCTGGCGGCAAGGCCTTCGCCCCGACCCGAACCTGACGGTATCGGAATGGGCGGATCAGCATCGCTGGCTGTCGTCGCGGGGCGCGGCCGAACCGGGGCGCTATCGCACCGCTCGGGCCCCTTATCTGCGCGAGATCATGGATGCGCTCTCGCCCGGCCATCCGGCGCAGCGCATCACCTTCATGAAGGCGGCGCAGGTCGGGGCGACCGAGGCCGGGAACAACTGGATCGGCTTCGTCATCCATCATGCGCCGGGGCCGATGCTGGCGGTCCTGCCGAGCCTGGAATTGGCCAAGCGCACATCGCGGGGCCGTCTCGATCCCCTGATCGCCGAAAGCCCGGCCCTGCGTGAACGGGTCAGCCCGGCCCGGTCGCGGGATGCGGGCAACTCGATGCTGTCGAAGGAGTTCCCCGGCGGCATCCTGGTCCTGACCGGGGCCAACTCGGCGACCGGTCTGCGGTCGATGCCCGCGCGCTATGTGTTCCTCGACGAGGTCGACGCCTATCAGGCCTCGGCCGACGAGGAAGGCGATCCGGTCACGCTGGCCGAGGCGCGGACCACCACCTTCTCGCACCGGCGCAAGGTGTTCATGGTCTCGACCCCGACGATCCGGGGGCTGAGCCGGATCGAGCGGGAATTCGAGGCCTCCGACCAGCGGCGCTACTTCGTGCCCTGTCCCCAATGCGGCACCATGCAATGGCTGCAGTTCGACCGGCTACGCTGGGCGAAGGGAAAGCCGGAGACCGCCGCCTATCACTGCGAGGGCTGCGAACGCCCCATCGCCGAGCACCACAAGACGGAGATGCTGGCCAAGGGGGAATGGCGGCCGACAGCGGTTTCCAGGGATCCGAAGACCATCGGCTTCCACCTGTCGGCGCTCTACTCGCCGCTCGGGTGGAAAAGCTGGTCCGACATCGCGCGGGAATGGCTGGCGGCCCAAGGGTCGGACGAGACACTGCGCGCCGCGCGCAACACGCTTTTGGGCGAGACGTGGGTCGAAAGCGGCGACGCGCCGGAATGGCAGCGGTTGGCGGATCGACGCGAGGTCTGGACGCCGGGCACAGTGCCGATGGCCGGGCTGTTCCTGACGGCCGGGGCCGACGTCCAGAAGGACCGCATCGAGGTCGATATCTGGGCTTGGGGTCGCGGCCTCGAGTCCTGGCTCGTCGATCACATCGTCATTCAGGGCGGGCCTGACGATCCAGCCGCCTGGGACAAGCTCACCGCCCTGCTCGGGCGCAGCTGGCAACATGCCAACGGTGCCTTCATGACCGTGGCAAGGCTTGGCATCGACACCGGCTACGAGGCCGCGGCGGTCTATGCCTGGTCGCGCAAGGTCGGGTTCGAACAGGTCGCGCCCCTGAAAGGCCTCGAGGGCTTCAACCGCGCCACGCCGGTCTCGGGGCCAACCTTCGTGGACGCTACCATCGGCGGCAAACGGCTGCGCCGCGGCGCCCGTCTCTGGTCTGTGGCCACGGCGACGTTCAAGGCGGAGACCTACCGGTTCCTGCGGATCGAACGGCCCTCGGACGAGGACCGTGCGCTGGGCGTTCTCGACGCACCGGGGACTCTGCACATCCCCGGCTGGGCCGACACCGAATGGCTGAAGCAGCTGGTGGCGGAACAGCTGGTCACGATCCGCGACAAGCGCGGCTATGCCCATCAGGAATGGCAGAAGATGCGCGAGCGGAACGAAGCGCTGGATTGCCGGGTCTATGCCCGCGCCGCGGCATGGATCCTCGGCGCTGACCGCTGGGACGAGGCTACCTGGCGGCGGCTCGAGGCGCAGGCGGGCGTGGAAACCCGCCTGCCGGTGGCTGTCGCAACTGATGCCGCACCAACCGATCCGGCCCAGCCCAAAGCCGGGACGCTCACCGCGCCACGCCGGAAACGGCGGGCCTACACCCCGAACTTCATGAGGGACTGATGGACCTGGAACGCATGCAGGCCCTGCTGACCGCGCTGCAGGAAGCCCGCTTCGCCGGGCTGCGCAGCGTCAGCTACGACGGCAAGACCGTGACCTATGGCTCGGACGCAGAACTAGCAGTGGCCATCCGGGATCTGGAAGCGCGCATTGCCACCGCCAGCGGCACGTCTGCCCGCCGCCGCCGCTGGGGCACCGTGGCCACGAAGGGGCTGTGACCATGGTGCTCGACGCTTTCCGTCAGCGCCTCGGCAGCATCATCGGCGGGTTCGACGCTGCGCAGTCCCACCGCCGCATGCGCGGGTTCCGCGCCACCCGCGCCCATGTGAACACGCTGATCGCGGCCTCGGGCGAGACGATCACCGCCCGGGCGCGCTGGCTCGTCCGCAACAACGGCTATGCCGCGAATGCGGTCGATGCCTTTGCCAACCATGTCGTCGGCGACGGGATCAAGCCCTCGTCAAAGATCGCCGATGCGACGAAGAAGGAAGAACTGCAGAAGCTCTGGCTTACCTGGACCGACGAGGCTGATGCCGAGGGCCTGACCGACTTCTTCGGTCTGCAGCGCCGGGCGGCGCGAGAGGTGTTTCTGGCGGGTGAAGTCTTCCTGCGCATCCGGGCGCGGCGGCCGGAAGACGGTCTGACCGTGCCGATGCAGCTGCAGATGCTCCCCTCGGAGATGCTGCCGCAGGATCTGACCCGCGCGCTGCCCGGGGCGGGATCGATCAGACAGGGGATCGAGTTTGACGGCATCGGGCGACGCGTCGCCTATCATTTCCTGCGCCGTCATCCGGGCGACATGACCGATCCGGGCCTCGCGGGGGAAACCGTCCGGGTTCCAGCATCGGAGGTCATCCACATCCTCGACCCCGTCGAGGCCGGGCAGCTCCGTGGTGTCTCGCGCTTTGCGGCGGCGGTGGTGAAGCTCTTCACCCTCGACCTCTACGACGACGCAGAACTGGAGCGGAAGAAGACGGCGGCGATGTTCGCCATGTTCATCACCTCTCCCGCCCCGGAAACCGCCCTCGATCCAGCCGAGGACGATCTCGAAGTGGAACCGGGCCAGGTGGTCCGCCTCGACCCCGGTGAGGACGTGACCACGTCATCGACCCCGGATTCCGGCAGCACCTATGAGCCGTTCCAGTACCGCACGCTCCTGCAGATCGGCGCGGCGCTGGGCGTGCCCTATGGCTATCTCACCGGCGACACCGCGAAGGGGAACTTCTCCAACACACGGATTGCCTTGGTCGACTTCCGCCGCCGCATCTCGGCCTTCCAGCATTCGGTGATGGTCTGGCAGCTCTGCCGCGCCGTCTGGACGCGCTGGATGGACATGGCGGTGCTGGCAGGGGCCATCGACCTGCCGGGCTATGCATCGGGACGGCGGCAATATCTCGCCTGCGACTGGCTTCCGACGAAATGGGACTGGATCGACCCGGCCAAGGATGCGTCGGCGGAAATCCTGCAGATCGAGGCGGGGCTGAAATCCCGCACGCAGGCCATTGCGGAGCGGGGATACGACGCCGAACAGGTCGACCGCGAAATCGCCGCGGCACGCAAACGCGAGGCGGAACTGGGTCTGGACTTCCGGCGGCCGGGATCGCCCGCGCAAGCGGCGGGTGGCAGCGCTGCGCCGGGCGATGCCGAGGGCCAGCGACAGGATCAGCAGGAAGAAACCGACGCGGATAACGACAGCGAGGACCGGGAACCCCGGCCCGCGGAGGAAGGATGATGCATCATACCCAGATCGCCCAGCGCGTCTTCAACACGCCGCTGATGGTCGATCCCGCCAAGGCGCTGGCATTCCTGACCGGGCTTGGCCCCCGGATCACCGGCAGGGAAATCACTGTCGAGGGGGTGGCTGTGGATCCCGCGGATCAGGCCACCGCCTCCCTGCCCGCGCGGGCTTCACTGTTCGGGGATGACCTGACCAGACGCCAGGCGCGGAACGGTGGCCAGCTCTTCGCCGTGGTGGACTGGATCGCGGTCATCGAGATCGCGGGCACGCTGGTGCATCGCGGCGCCTGGATCGGGCAGTCCTCCGGCCTGACCTCCTACGAAGGGATCGCGGCCCAGTTGCAGGCGGCACTTGCCGATCCGGCCATCCGCGGGATCGCTCTCGACATCGACCGCTTCGGTGGCGAGGTCGCCGGGGCCTTTGACCTCGCCGACCGCATCCGCGCGGCGCGGCAGGTCAAACCCGTGCAGGCCTTCGTCGCTGATCACGCCCTCTCAGCCGGTTATGCGCTGGCCTCCCAGGCCGACCGGATCATCCTGCCCCGTACCGGCGCTGTCGGCAGCATCGGCGTCGTCGCCATGCACAGCGACATGAGCGGGGCGCTCGACCAGAAGGGCATCGCCGTCACGCTGATCCATGCAGGCGCTCGCAAGGTCGATGCCAATCCGTACCAGCCCCTGCCCGAAGCGGTCCGCGACCGGATCGCAGGCGAGTTGGAAGATCTGCGCCAGCTCTTCGCTGAAACCGTCGCCGAAGGTCGAGGTCGACGCATGGACACATTGCATGCGCTGGGCACCGAGGCGGCCGTGTTCCGTGGCGAAGCGGCGGTCTTCGCTGGTCTCGCTGATGAGGTGGCGGATCCCGTCACCGCCTTCCGCGCTTTCGTCGCCGCACCCCGCGGCAAATCCACCTTCAAATCCAACCCCAAGGGAAAGGGCCCGATGATGACCACTGCCCCCGAAGATCATGCGCAACCTGCGGCCGCGCCTGCGGCAAGCGCGCCGCCGCAGCCGGATGCGACGCCCTCCATCGAGGCCATCCGCGCCGAGGCAGCCGAAGTTGCGCAGGTCTGCGCGCAGGCCGCCCGGCTCGGTGTGCAAATCGACGCTGCGGATGCCGTGGCCAAGGGCGTGAAGCCGGAAGCGCTGCGCGCCAAGGTGCTGGCCGATCTCGCCGCCCGCAGCGATGCCGCTGGCATCATCGCGACCGCTCCGGCACCCGGGGCGAAGGAAAGTCCCATCGTGACGGCCGCGAAGAAATCCGCCGCCGCCTCTCGCTGAGTCCGGCGCACCCCATCCCCCAACATCCTGGAGACTGAACCATGCCCGTCCTGACGGAACCGCCCAGCATGGGCGATGTCCTCAAATATGAGGTCAACCCGGACTACACCCGTGAGGTGGTGACGCTCCTCGCGGGCATGCCCTATCCCGTCGGCGCCGTCCTCGGCCGCATCACCGCCAGCGGCAAGTACAAGCTGGCGACCAGCGGCGGCACCGATGGGGCGCAGACGGCCACGGCCGTCCTGCTCTACGCCGTCGATGCCACGCTGGCCGATGCCATCGGCATCGTCGTGGCGCGCGGCCCCTCAATCGTTTCTCGCGCTGGCCTCGCTTACGACGCCACCGTCGATGACGGCACCAAGATCGCCGCGAAGCTCACCCAGCTGGCCGCCGCAGGCATCATCGCCCGCGACGGCGTCTGATCCCCCCTCATCCCCCGGAGCATCCCATGACCCTCGTCCGCAATCCCTTCGACGCTGGCGGCTATTCGCTGGCCGAGATGACGCAGGCCATCAACATCCTGCCCAACCTCTACACCCGCCTCGCCCAGATCGGCCTCTTCCGCTTCGAAGGCGTCAGCCAGCGCTCGGTCATCATCGAGCAATACGAAGGCGTCCTGAGTCTTCTGCCCTCCGTCCCCCTCGGCGGCCCCGCCACCGTCGGCACCCGCGAGGGTCGCTCCATGCGCAGCTTTGCCCTGCCGTGGATCCCGCATGACGACGTCGTCCTGCCTGCCGACATCCAAGGCGCCCCCGCGCTGGGCGGCGCGTTCGATGCCGCCGATCCCCTCGTCGAGGTGATGAACCGCAAGCTGCTCCTGATGCGCCGCAAGCATGCCCAGACCCGGGAATACATGGAGATGAATGCGCTGCGTGGCATCGTGAAGGACGGCGCGGGCACCACCCTCTACAACTACTTCACCGAGTTCGGCCTGGCGCAGATCTCGGTCGACTTCGTGCTGGGCACCGCGGGCACGAACGTGCAGGGCAAGGTGCGCGAAGTGCTGCGGGCCATCGAGGACAATCTGCTGGGCGAGGCGATGACCAGCGTGCATGCCCTCGTCAGCCGGGAATTCTTCGACAAGCTGATCGCGCATCCGAAGACCGAGGAGGCCTACAAGTTCTACGCCTCGACCGGCGCCCAGCCCCTGCGCGAGGATGTCCGCCGCAATTTCCCCTTCGGCGGGATCCTGTTCGAGGAATATTCGGGCACCGTCACCCTCTCGACCAAGGCGACCGAACGGCTGGTCCCGGCGAACGAGGGCATCGCCTTCCCGCTCGGCACCATGGACACCTTCACCACCTATGGCGGCCCCGCGAACCTCCTGGAAACCGCCAACACCATCGGTCTGCCGCTCTATGCCCGCCAGCATCTTGACGAGAAGGGGCGCTGGATCGATGTGATGACCGAGGCCTCGATCCTGCCGGTGAACAAGCGGCCGCGGCTGGCGATCCGCCTGCATACGTCGAACTGACGGACCCGCCCATGTCCGTCTTCGCCGCCGCCATGGACCGCATCTTCACCCATGCCTCCATGGCGGCTCCGGCACTCTGGATCTCGGCCACCACGTCCGAGGAACGACCGATCCGCATCATCCGCCGCGCGCCCGACCGCATCACCGACTTCGGCGCGGGCCGCTTCGTCAGCGACACGACGGTGGTCGACGTGCGCGTGGCCGACCTGCCCGCCCCGCGCCCGGGCGACGTGATCGTCATCGGTGCCGACAGCCATGTCATCCAGGGGGAGCCGCTGCGCGACCGCGAACGGCTGATCTGGACGCTCGACCTCCGCCCGGCGTGACCCGATGAAACTGAAGCTAACCATCGATCCTGACATCGTCGCCCTGATGCAGGCGGAAATCGCCGCCGGTGAAAAGGCCGTCACCACCGCCATGCGCGAGGCGGGCGCAGGCCTCAAATCCGCCTGGCGCGGCCAGATCACCGGCGCAGGCCTCGGCACCCAGCTTGGCAACTCGATCCGGCTCGCGACCTACCCGAAGGGCGGCGAGAGTCTGAATGCCGCGGCGCTGGTCTGGTCGAACGCCCCGGTGATCGTCGGCGCCCACGACACCGGGCCACTGATCCGGTCGCGCGACGGGTTCTGGCTGGCGATCCCAACCCCGGCGGCGGGCAAGTCCACGCGCGGCGGCCGGATCACCCCCGGCGAATGGGAGCGCCGCACAGGGCTGCGGTTGCGCTTCATCTACCGGCGCCGGGGCCCGAGCCTGCTGGTGGCAGAGGGGCGATTGAACAGCAAGGGGCGCGCGGTGGCATCGCGGTCGAAAACCGGCCGCGGGCTGACCACCGTGCCGATCTTCCTGCTGGTGCCGCAGGTGAAGCTGCGCAAACGCCTAGATCTGGCGCGGGATGCCGAGCGGGCCATCGACGGCGTGCCCGGGCGGATCGTGACGGGGTGGGAATAGGAGTGATTACGAGCGGCGAGTTATCAGTAAGTAAACCGGTCCACCCCAAACTAAAGTGCCTTGATTGCTGCGATTGCTGCGTCGGCCTCGGCAAGGTGTGCTGCTATGGTAAGTTTTGATTTCAGAGACTCGAGCAATGCTATGGCCCGAGCCTTTGGCTTTGTCTGAAAAAGCTCTGACCTCGCCCGCTCATTAGTCATCATGATGGCTATGACACGTCGAACTTGATCCGTGTTCAATGTGGAAAAGTAACCATCCAAAAGCAAACCCGCTCCCGAATGCCCCCAATAGTTGCCACAGTGAACGGTCACTATTTCTTGGTATACTTCGTCGAAAGCTATGTTGGGAACATAGGGACCGAACTGCGCCAAGGTCTGAGCCGCTGTTTCCTCAGCAGCCCATCCATAGGACTGGTCCTTTGCCTGCGCCAAGAGTCTTGCCGCGTGCCGATAGAGTTGTGCCCTAGTTGCATCGGGGATGTAGTTGACACCATTAACATGGACTAGGAAGTCTAAAAGCCTCGCGTCCATCGCCTTGTCGTGGCTCGTATCGGTTGCCGGATCAAGTCTCACCGTATGGTAACGCAGGCCAGCAGATCTCTTTACATCTTCACTTGCTCGTTCCCAAGCGACAGGCAATAATTTCGCCGCGTTCTGGACCGATGGTTGTATACCTGCGGTCAGCATATCCAAGAGAAAGCCGAACGCATTTCGGACATCAGACTGACCGAATGCTTTGATTTGGTCGATCAGGATGTCGATTTGTGCAGCGTCAAGTACCTTCGTTTTGACGGGCTCAAACAATCCCGCTATCGAGTGACCTGGGTCTGGCATCGGCAATGCGAATAGGTTCGCCTGAAGCAACATAGCAAGAGCAACGACATCATCGGGACCAACAGGTCTATCGCTATCATGCGCCGGGGAAGCATGATTTCTTGTCCAATTGATCATTTCCAGAGCTTTGCCGCCTTTCTTGTTTACAAGGCCTAACCTCGCGGCACCCGCAATAAGCACCAAGTCATCTACTCCGGACCAACGGTCAGCTAGCGTTTCACCATCTTTTTCAAGTTTCTTACGTCCCGCCTCGTCTTTTACAACGGAAGCCCAGAGATCGGTTCCATAAGCTTCGACCCGTCGGCGTAGGTTGTGAACGGCGGCATTCCAAAGATTGAGAAGTGCATGGGGATGAAAACCCGCGTCATAGAGTGCTCTGGCCTCGCTCAACAAAGCTGTCTCATGCGCTGAAGGTGCAATCGCTAAGCTCTGCGGCCCAGACAAAAGTGCAGGAAGATTGGCCATAGAATCACCCAACTTAAAGATGTGCTAACCAATCCTTCCTCGCAGTTCACTATGACACGGTCAAACACTGATGCCGTCCACCCGCGAAACCGTCCTTGCCGCGCTGCACGCGCGGCTGCAGCCGCTTGCCGCCCTCACCCTGCGTGACGAGGTCCTACCCGAGCGGATCCCTGCGGCCGGGCTGATCATCCTGCGCGACGGCGAACCGGGGGAGCCCGAGGTGACGCTGTCGCCGCTGCGCTACCACTACCAGCACCGGGCCGAGCTGGAGGTCGTCGTCCAGGCGGGCACTGGCCGGGCCAGTGCGTTTGATGACCTGATCGCCGCCATCGGCGCGGCGCTGGAGGCGGACCGGACACTGGGCGGCCTCTGCGACTGGGTCGAACCCGAGGCCCCGGCCTCGATCGATCTGCCCGTCGAAGGTGCCGCGGCGCTGAAGGCGGCGGTGATCACGCTCAATCTGCACTACACCACGACCGGCCCCCTGGCCTGACACCCCCACATCCAAGGAGACCCCTATGGCACGCGCACAGGGCGCGCGGGCGCAGATGGCGCTTGCGTTCGAAACCGTCTACGGCACCCCGCCCGCCAGCGGCTACCGGCTGATGCCCTTCGCCCGGACCACGCTGGGCGCGGAACAGCCGCTGCTGAATTCCGAACTGCTGGGCTATGGCCGCGATCCCCTGGCGCCGATCAAGGACGCTGTCACCGCTGATGGCGAAGTGGTGGTGCCGATCGACGTCGAGGCTTTCGGCTACTGGCTGAAGGCCGCCTTCGGCACCCCGACCACGACGGGGACCACGCCCAAGACCCACACCTTCCAGTCGGGGAACTGGACGCTGCCCTCGATGGCCATCGAAGTCGCCATGCCCGAGGTGCCCCGGTTCGCGATGTATGCGGGCTGCGTGATGGATCAGCTCAGCTGGCAGATGAACCGCTCGGGCCTGCTGACGGCGACCGCCCGCCTGATCGCGCAGGGCGAGGCCATCGCCGCAACCACCGCCGCAGGCACCCCCACCACACTGGGCCTGCAGCGCTTCGGCCATTTCAACGGGGTGGTGAAGCGCAATGGCACGGCGCTGGGCAACGTCGTCTCGGCAGAGATCACCTATGCCAACGGCCTCGACCGGATCGAAACCATCCGCAACGACGGCAAGATCGAAGGCGCCGATCCCGGCATGGCGGCGCTGGCCGGCCGGATCGAGGTCCGTTTCGCGGACTCCGCGCTGGTGACCCAGGCCATCGACGGCACGCCCTGCGAACTGGAATTCGCCTACAGCCTCGGCGCGAATGCCAGCTTCACCTTCACCGTCCACGCGGTCTACCTGCCCGTCCCGCGGATAGAGATCCCCGGGCCGCAGGGCATCCAGGCCACCTTCGACTGGCAGGCCGCCAAGGCCACCAGCCCCGCCCGCATGTGCACCGCCGTCCTCGTAAACACCGTCACGGGATACTGATCATGATCCGACTGAACCTTTTGAACCGCCCCGAATGGCTGGACCTGCTGCCCGGACTGCGCGTCCTCGTGGCCCCCCTGACCACCGCGCTGATGGTCTCCGCCCGCGCCGACCCCGCCATCGACAGCCTGTCGGAAACCTCGAGCCAGGAGGACATGGCGCTGGCCATGGCCAAGGCGGTCGCCCGCCGCGCCGTGCTGGAATGGGAAGGAGTCGGAGACGATGACGGCAACCTCGTCCCCGTCAGCCCCGCCGGGATCGATGCCCTGCTGGACATCTGGCCGGTCTTCGAGGCCTTCCAGGCGCAATACGTCGCCCGCAGCCTGATGCTGGATCAGGAAAAAACGCCTCCGCGCCCTCGCCGACTGGTCCTTCGGCGGGGGCGACGGCTACTGCGCGGCTTGCTCGGGCCTCTGCCCCGACTGCCCCGCAAGACTGAACCGGCCGCAGACGGTCGAGGGCTGGCAGGTCTGGGATCTGACCCAGCGCCTCGGCGGCCAGCTGCGCATCGCGCCGGGCGCGGTCATCGGATGAGACATGGGCGCGGCGCTCGCTCTGGCTGCGGCGCTCGGGATTGCGCCCCTGATCGCCGCCGAACTGCTGCCCGAGATCGAGGCGGTGATGGTGCGCAAACTCAACGAGCAGATGGAAGGACGCCGCAATGGCTGAGAGGAAGGTCTCCGTCCGCCTCGTGGCGGAGGGCGGACGCCGCGTGCGCGCAAAGCTCGAAGGCGTAGGCGACGCCGGTGCGCGTGGCTTCGGCCGTCTCTCGCGCGAGATGGAACTGGCCAACACCCGGCTGGCCGCCTTTGCGCGCCGGGCAGGCCTTGCTCTCGGGGCCGCAGCGGCGGCGGCCACAGCCTCGCTCGGGCTGATCGTCCGATCCACCGCCGAGAGCGCCGCGCAGATCCGGCAGTTCGCGCAAGTCGCCAATGCGACACCCGAGGCTCTGCAGCGCTGGTCGGCTGGCGCCCGGACGGTCGGGATCGAGCAGGAGAAGCTGGCCGACATCCTGAAGGACGTGAACGACCGCGTCGGCGATTTCCTGCAGACCGGCGGCGGGCCGATGGCGGATTTCTTCGAGAACGTCGCACCGCGCGTGGGCGTGACAGCCGACCAGTTTACGCGCCTCTCCGGCCCCGAAGCCCTGCAGCTCTACGTCGACACGCTGGAACGCGCGGGGCTCAGCCAGCAGGAGATGACCTTCTATCTGGAGGCCATGGCATCGGATGCCACCCGCCTCCTCCCGCTCCTGCGCAACGGCGGGGTGGAGATGGCCCGGCTTGGTGATCAGGCCTCCGACCTTGGCGCGGTTCTGGATGGCGACGCGCTGGAAGCCCTGCGTCGCACACAACTGGCGCTGGGCACGGTCTCTCTGGTCTTCGATGGCCCATCGCCGTCGCCGTCGCTCCGACCATCGAGGCGCTGGCCAATGCCTTCGTGGCCCTTGCCTCCAATGGCGGCATCCTGCGGTCTGCCATCGACACGCTGATCGGAAATCTTGGCCGTCTCGCCACGTATGCCGCCACCTTCGCAGCGGTCATGGCCGGGCGCTGGATCGCGGGAATGGCAGCTGCGGCGCTGTCGGTGCGCGGCCTGGCCACTGCCGTGGTTTTCCTTCGCGGGGCCCTGATCCGCACCGGCATCGGCGCGTTGATCGTCGGGGCGGGCGAGTTGGTCTATCAATTCTCGCAACTGGCGGCCCGGGTCGGCGGTGTGGGCGAAGCGTTCCGCCTGCTCGGCGATCTGGCCCGCGAGGTCTGGTCGCGCATCGGCCTGTCGCTGGATGCGGCCCTCGCGCGAATGGCGGCCGGATGGGAGGGGCTGAAGGCGGCGGGTCTCTCGGCCTTGGAAGGCACCATCGCAGGCGTCGTCAGCTTCGGCGACTGGACATCCGCGATCTTCCAGGGGGCCTACGATGCAGCCGTGGCGATCTGGGGCAGTCTGCCCGGCGCCATCGGCGATTTCGCCTTCCAGGCCGCGAACGGGCTGATCTCGGGCGTCGAAGCGATGCTGAACGGCGTCGTCACACGGATCAACAGCTTCATCGAGACCCTGAACGCGGCGCTGGCGCTGCTGCCGGAATGGGCCACCGGCGAGGGCGGCGTGCGGATCGGCACCCTCGATCCGGTGGAACTGGGGCGGATCGGCAATCCCTTCGAGGGTGCCGCGACAGCAGCGGGAACAGCCGCCGCGGAGGCCTTCTCGACGGCGCTGGGGCGAACCTACCTGGAACCGCCCGACCTCGGCCTCGGCGCGATGGCCGACGATGCCCGCGCCCGGGCCGACGGCTATCGCGAGGCGGCCGGGATGCTCGCCGATGCCGCCGGTCGGCCGCTGGCCAGCTGGCAGGCGCTGAAGGATGCTGTAACCGGCACAGGAACAGAGGCCGAGACCGCACTCGCCGATGCAGCCGCTTCGGCCGATGCCTTGACTTCCGGGCTGAGCGACACGGCCACCGCGGCCGACGGCGCAGGCGGAGCCGCGCGCGACGCGGGGGCCGCTGCGGCCCAAGGTGCGGACACGGCCCTCACCGGCTGGCGAGCCGTCACGGCAGCACTTGCCGACTATGCCGCGAAGGCACGCGACATTGGCGGGGACATCGGCAGTGCGCTGGTCGGGGCCTTCACGTCGGCCGAGAACGCCATCGGGGACTTCGTCAAGACCGGCAAGCTCGACTTCCGCGACCTGGTCACGTCCATGATCGCCGATCTCGCGAAGCTGGCCGCCCGTCGTTTCATCCTCGGCCCGATTGCGAACGCCCTTTCCGGCGCGCTGGGCGGCGCGGGCGGCGTAGCGGGGGGAAACGCCCCACTGGGGCCTTTCCTTTCCCCGCTACTCGTCAACATCCTGCATGCGGGCGGCATGGTCGGTGCCCCCAGCCCCGGCCGGATGGTCCCGGCCATGGCCTTCGCGGGCGCGCCGCGCATGCATAACGGCGGCTGGGCCGGTCTGCGCCCGGACGAGGTGCCCGCCATCCTGCAACGCCGGGAGCGGGTTCTCTCCCGGCGCGAAGCTGCAGGGTACGGCCAAGCGGGCGCCTCCACAGTCAACGTCACCATCAACGCCCGCGACGCCGAGAGCTTCCGCCAGTCGCGCACGTAGGTCGCCAGCGACATCGCCCGCGCCGTGTCGCTAGGCCGAAGGGGAATGTGATGGCGTTTCACGAAGTCCGGTTTCCAGACAACATCAGCCGCGGAGCGCGGGGCGGCCCCGAGCGACGCACCCAGATCGTCGAACTGGCAAGCGGGGCCGAGGAACGCAATGCCAGCTGGGCCAACTCGCGCCGCCGCTATGACGTCGCCTACGGCATCCGCCGCGCGGATGATCTTGCGGCGGTCGTCGCCTTCTTCGAGGCGCGGAATGGCCGTCTCCACGGCTTTCGCTTCAAGGACTGGGCCGATTTCAAATCCTGCCTTCCGTCGCAGACGCCAGGCCCGACCGACCAGCCGATCGGCACCGGCAACGGGTCGGCCCCCCTGTTTCAGCTGACCAAACGCTACACCTCCGGCACGCGGTCCTGGACACGGGCCATCACCAAGCCCGTCGAAGGATCCGTGACCATCGCCCTGAACGGGGCGCCCCAGGCCTCCGGCTGGTCGATTTCCACGGTCACCGGCCTCATCACCTTCACCACTGCGCCAGCCGCGGGCGTCGCCATCACCGCTGGCTTCGAATTCGACGTGCCCGTCCGCTTCGACACCGACGCCCTCGACGTCACCCTCGACCTCGAACGTCTCGGGTCGATCACCTCGATCCCCCTCCTGGAAATCCGCACATGAAGTCTCTGAACCCCGCGCTGCAGGCCCATCTCGACGAAGGCACGACGACGCTCGCCTGGTGCTGGCGGATCACCCGCGCCGATGGCGTGACCTTCGGCTTCACCGATCATGATCGGACCCTCACCTTCGATGGCACCGAGTTCGAACCCGAAAGCGGGCTGACGGCGTCCGAGGTGCGGTCGGGATCGGACCTGTCCGTCGATGCGCAGGACGCGCAAGGGGTGTTGTCGTCGGATCGGATCACCGAGACCGACATCCTCGACGGCCGATGGGACAATGCGGCGGTCGAAGTCTGGCGCGTGAACTGGTCGGCACCCTCGCAGCGCGTGCTTCTGCGGCGCGGGGCCATCGGTCAGATCCGGCGCGGGCGGTTGGCCTTTGTGGCCGAGGTCAGGTCGCTGGCCCATGTCCTCGGCCAGACGGTCGGGCGGACCTTTCAGGCGAGTTGCGACGCCGCGCTGGGCGATGCGCGCTGCGGGGTGAACCTCGACGCCCCGGCCTTCAAGGGCTCTGGCGCGGTGATCGATGTGCTGTGGGACCGGGCTTTCACGGCCTCAAGCCTCGGCACCTTCGCCGCGGGCTGGTTCGCCTTCGGGCTGGTGCAATGGTCAACCGGTGCGAATGCCGGGCGGAAGTTGGAAGTGCTGTCGCACGACCTGGTGGACGGCGTGGCGATCCTGACCCTGCTCGAGGCGCCTGTCCGCCCGATCATGGCGACAGACGCCTTCGTGGTCCGGGCGGGCTGCGACAAGCGCCTTGCGACTTGCGGGACGAAGTTTGCCAATGTCGCGAACTTTCGCGGCTTTCCACATATCCCCGGCCAAGATGCGGTCCTGCGCTATGCCACCAAGGACGGCGGCCATGAGGGGACGGTGCTGTGAAGGCCGCCGATCCTGCCCGCGTCATCGCGGTCGCGCGGTCGTGGCTTGGCACGCCCTATCACGACCAGGCCAGCCTGCGCGGGGTCGGCTGCGACTGCCTCGGCCTCGCGCGCGGTGTCTGGCGCGAGGTGGTGGGGCCGGAGCCCTTCCCGATCCCTCCCTACAGCCGCGACTGGGGCGAGACCGGCCCGCGCGAGGTGCTGGCGGACGGGGCGCGACGGATGATGTCAGAACTCGCTGCTTCACAGGTGGGGCCCGGCGCGCTGGTCCTGTTCCGCATGATGCCGCGCGCCATTGCCAAGCATGTGGGGATCGTCACCGGCCCCGACACCTTCCTCCACGCCTATGAACGCCTCGGCGTGATCGAGGAACCGCTGACACCCGCCTGGCGACGGCGCATCGCCTTCGCCTTCCTGTTCCCCGCACGCTGAACACCACAACCCTTCGAACCCTGAGTTTCCGCAATGGCCACGCTCGTCCTCGGCGCTGTCGGTTCCGCCATCGGCGGGGCCTTTGGTGGCGCGATCCTCGGCTTTCCCGGGGCCGCCATCGGCGGCTTCATCGGGTCGACCATCGGGTCGGTGGTCGACAGCTGGATCGTGTCGTCGCTGGCGCCTGCCCAGAAGATCGAGGGCCAGCGCCTCGACAGCCTGCGGATCACCTCCGCGACCGAAAGCGCCATCATCCCTGCCTTTACGGACGCATGCGCATCGGCGGCAACATCATCTGGGCCACGGATTTCCGCGAGGAGACCAAGACCACGACGCAGGGCGGCGGCAAGGGCGGGGGCGGCGGCCGGGTCCAGACGACCGAATACCTCTACTACGCCAGCTTTGCGGTGGCGCTGTGCGAGGGGCCGATCACCGGCATCGGCCGCATCTGGGCTGACGGCAAGCCGCTCGACATGACCGGCATCAGCTGGCGCTGGTATCCGGGCAACGAGACCCAGACCGCCGACCCGTTCATCGCCGCCAAGATGGGCGCCGCCAATACGCCCGCCTATCGCGGCACGGCCTATGTCGTCTTCGAGGAACTGCCGCTCTCGACCTACGGCAACCGTCTGCCGCAGTTGTCCTTCGAGGTCTTCCGGCCGCTCGCGGATCCCGACACCGCCGAGGGGCTGCTCAAGGCCGTGACCATGATCCCGGCCTCGGGCGAGTTCACCTATGCGACGGAAGCCGTCCGCAAGACGGTCGGGGCGACGACGACGGTCTTCGGCCAGACAACCGGCGGCACCACCTCGGCCGAGAACCTGAACGCGCTGCCCGATGAGGCTGACATCGTCGTGGCCCTCGATCGGCTGCAGGCCATGGCCCCCGCCGTCGAGAGCGTCAGCCTCGTCGTCGCCTGGTTCGGGAACGACCTGCGCGCGGGAAACTGCACCATCAAGCCGGGGGTGGAGGTGGCGACGAAGGTCACCAGCCCGAAGGGCTGGTCCGTCAACGGCGTGGCACGGGCGAGCGCGCATCTGGTCAGCCGTGATGCGGAAGACCGGCCGGTCTATGGCGGCACGCCCGCCGACTTCGCGGTGGTGCAGGCGATCCGCGAGATGCAGGCGCGCGGCCTGCGGGTGACGTTCTATCCCTTCCTGCTGATGGACGTGCCGCCCGGTAACTCGCTGCCCAACCCCTATTCGAACAACGCCGCCACGTCCGCCCAGCCGTCCTTCCCCTGGCGCGGGCGGATCACCTGCTCCCCTGCGACGGGATATACCGGAACTGTAGAGAAGACCGCCGCAGCAGCAACGCAGGTCGCCAGCTTCTTCGGCGCTGCCACCCCGGCGCAGTTCGCAGTGTCGGGCGACACCGTCAGCTGGACCGGCCCCTCCGGGGACTGGGGCCTGCGCCGGATGATCCTGCACTACGCCCACCTTTGCGCGGTGGCGGGCGGTGTCGATGCTTTCCTGATCGGGACCGAGATGCGCGGGCTGACCACCATCCGGTCCAGCGCCAGCGCCTATCCCGCCGTCACGGCCTTCAAGGCGCTGGCGGCCGATGTGAAGGCGATCCTCGGTGCTGGCACCAAGGTCGGCTACGCCTCGGACTGGTCGGAGTATTTCGGTCACCAGCCGGGAGACGGCAGCGGCGACGTCCATTTCCACCTCGACCCTCTCTGGTCGGACGCGAACATCGATTTCATCGGCATCGACAACTACATGCCGCTCTCCGACTGGCGCGACGGCTTCGATCATGCAGACGCCCTTCAAGGCTGGCCCGCGATCCATGACCGCGGCTACCTGCAAGCGAACATCGCGGGCGGCGAGGACTTCGACTGGTTCTATACCAGCGCCGCCGACCGGTCGGCCCAAGTCCGGACGCCCATCACCGACGGTGCCGCGGGCAAGCCTTGGGTCTTCCGCTACAAGGACCTGCGTGCCTGGTGGTCGAACCCGCATTTCAACCGACCGGGCGGGGTGGAGAGCGGAACGCCGACCGCATGGGTGCCGTAGTCGAAGCCCGTCTGGTTCACCGAACTGGGCTGTCCCGCCATCGACCGGGGCACGAACCAGCCCAACGTGTTCTTCGACACCAAGTCCCCGGAGAGCTTCACCCCCTACTTCTCCCGTGGCTGGCGCGACGATGCGATCCAGCGCGCCTACCTTGAGGCCAGTTACCTCTGGTGGGGCCAAAGCGCGAACAACCCCACGTCGTCGGTCTATGGCGGCCGGATGGTGCATGTCCCCGAATGCGCCGCATGGACTTGGGATGCCCGACCCTATCCGTTCTTTCCCGAACTGACCGGTGTCTGGACGGACGGGCCGAACTGGCGCCTTGGCCATTGGCTGACCGGGCGACTGGGCGCGGTCTCGCTGGCGGCTCTCATGCGCCACCTCTGTCTGCGCGCTGGGCTTGATGAGGCGTTGATCGATGTCTCGGGCCTCTGGGGCGCGGTCGAGGGCTATGTCATCGGCGCGCTGGAAAGTCCCCGCGCATCGATTTCCACGCTGGCCCGGCATTTCGGGTTCGATGCCATCGAGACCGAAGGCGTGATCCGTTTCGTCATGCGCGGGCGGGCGTCCGGTTTCACCCTCACGGTGGATGATCTGGTCGCCTCTCGCGAGGGCGAAGCTTTCGAACTGACCCGCGGCCAGGAGACCGAACTGCCGCAGGCCCTGAAGTGGCAGGTCGCGCGCGCGGACGAGGATTACGATGCTGCCCTCGTGGAAGCGCGCCGCATCACCGTCGACACGACGCGCATCGCTTCGGAAAGTTTCCCCATGGCGATCCCGCCCGAGGAGGCGGAACGCCAGTGCCGCCGCGCGCTGATGGAAGCCTGGATCGGCCGGGAAAGCGCCACCTTCCGCCTGCCACCTTCGCGTCTGGCGCTGGACCCGGCCGATGTGATCCGGCTGGCGCATGACGGTCGCGAGGTCGAGTTCCGCCTAGTGTCTGTCGCCGATGCCGAAGCGCGAGGCATCGAGGCGGTGCGGCAGGACCGCGCAGCCTATGACGTGCCGCCCGGTGATCCCCGCCCGGCGTCGCTCACAAGCCCCGTCATCTTCGGCACGCCCGAGGTGGTGATGCTGGACCTGCCGCAAATCAGCGAGGACCAGCCCGCCCATCGCCCCCTGATCGCCGCCCATGCCAGCCCCTGGCCGGGCGAGATCGCCGTGTTCCGCAGCGCATCGCCGGATGGCTTCAACCTCTTGACCACCTTCGGCAGTAGGGCGCGGATCGGGATACTGGCCTTCGACTTCTTTCCCGGGCCTATCTCCCGCTTCGATCTCGGGAATGCGCTGGTCGTCGATCTGCTGTCAGGGACGCTGGAAAGCGTGACCGACGTCGCGCTGTTCGGTGGGGCCAATGCTGTCGCAGTCGAGAGTGCCGCTGGCCGATGGGAGATCGTCCAGGCAGGCGCGGCCGAACTCATCGCCCCTGGCCGCTACCGACTGACCCGCCTCCTGCGCGGCCAGCGCGGGACGGAACATGCGATGGGCAACCCGGCTCCCGCAGGGGCGCGGGTGGTGGTGCTGGATGCGACACTGGCGTCGCTGCCCATCGCAGAGGCAGACCTTGGCTTGCCGTGGAACTGGCGGGTGGGCCCGGCTGCGCGTTCTGTCAGTGACGCGAGCTATGCCGCGCTGGGCTTCACCCCATCGGGACGCGGTCTTGTCACGTTCGCGCCAGTCCATGTCGAACAGCCATGGCGGATCGCGCGCAGCCAGGGCGATCTGACGATCCGCTGGACGCGACGGTCCCGCGCTCTGGTGGCCGATGCCTGGGAGCAAGTCGAGGTGCCGCTGGCGGAAGACCTTGAAGGCTACGATGTCCAGATCCTCGACGGCGCGGCGGTCAAACGGTCGCTGAACAGCAGCACGACCTCCGTCCTCTACACCGCCGCCCAGCAGAGCGCCGATTGGGGCGCACCGCTCGGACCCGGCCAGACGCTGGCGATCCGCATTTACCAGCTCTCGAACCGCCTCGGCCGCGGCACTCCTGCGACCGTGATCCTCCAGTTCTGACGGGATTTCCCATGTCCGACACCACGACCCATCTGGGCCTGCCCTACCTTCTGGCGGCGCAGGCGCAAAAGCATGTCACCCACAACGAGGCTTTGCGCCTGCTCGACGCGATGGTGCAGTTGTCGGTCCTCGACCGCACGCTCATCGCGCCGCCCGCGAGCCCAGCCGACGGTAACCGCCATCTGGTGGCTTCAGGCGCAACCGGCCTCTGGGCTGGGTGGGACCTGAACATCGCCCTCTGGGTGGACGGCGCGTGGATCCGGCTTGTGCCGCGCACTGGCTGGCTGGTCTGGGTGGCGGCCGAGGGCCTGTTCCTCGTCTGGACCGGCAGCGCCTGGGAGTTGGTGGGCGAGCCGCGCGACGTGTCGGACGCCGTCTTCAGCCTCGTCAACGATGCGGACCCCACGAAGAAGGCGACTTCCTCGCTGGCGGGGATCAGCGCGGGCACGACGCGCAGCTTCACGCTGCCGAACGCCTCGTCGGAACTGGCGATCCTCGCCGGAACGCAGACCTTCTCCGGCAACAAGACCTTCTCGGGCACGTTGACGGCGTCCGGGACAGTGACGGTCTCCGCAGCCAGCGCCTTGATCGGCACGGCGACGACGACCGCCACCTACGGCATGGGCACCGGGGCCACGACCACGGGCGTAACCAAGACCGTGAACATCGGCACAGGCGGCGCTTCCGGATCGACCACCGTCGTCAACATCGGCTCCGCGACGGCTGGCGCGGGCGGCACGACGGTGGTGAACACGCCCACGGTCACATTCGCCAATGCCGTCACACAGGTCGGCATGCCTCAGGCGAACCTGACAGCGCAACTTCTGGGCCTCGGCGGGGCCACGGCGGACAGCTATAACCGGCTTTCGATCAACACGCCGGCCGTGCTGCTGAACAACGCCGGCGCGGGCATCGAGGCGACGGTCAACAAGGCCGCCGCCGGGAATGACGCGGCCTTCGCCTTCAAGACCGGCTTTTCCGCCCGTGCGCTGATCGGGTTGCTCGGCAGTGACGACTTCAGCTTCAAGGTCAGCCCGGACGGGTCGGCCTTCTTCGACGCGATCCGGATCGACCGCACCAGCGGCCAGGTGGAACTGCCGCAGCCCACAGTCCTGCCGGGGCTGACCGCCGCCCCATCTCCGCCACCCGCAGGCAAGGCTTCGGTCTACGCCCGCAACCGCGCCGGCGCGCCATGGATCGACGTCATGCGCCCCTCGGGCCGGGACTTCCCCCTGCAGCCGCATTTCGGGGTGAACCGGATCGCGACGTAGTCGCCCTCCGTCACGACGACGATCACCACCGAGGGCCTGCCGATCACCTCGGTAGGCACCGTGTCGCACCCGACGCTGGCCGCCACCAACCTTGCCGCAAGCATGCGCCGCTGGCGTCTGACCTCGGCGGCCGTCGTGGATTCGGTCGCCGACCAGCGATCCGCGGGCTGGGGCTGCTGGCGCGGGAACGCGGCGGGCTTGGGCGGCTGGACCTTCGTGACGCGGATTTCGCTGACGACCCTGCAGGCGACCGGAATGGGGTTCTTCGGCCTCTACGGATCGACGGCTGCGCTGGCCACCACGCTGACACTCGCCGCCGCCATCAACTGCATCGGCATCGGCTTCCAGCGCGGCACCCACACCCGCTGGCAGCTCGTCGCAAACGATGGCACCGGCGCACCGACCCTGACCGACATGGGGACGAGTTTCGCCATAGCGACGGGCGGCGTGCTGACCCTGTTCATCGCCGCCCCGCCGAACGGGTCATCCGTCTGGGTGCGCGTGGTCGATGAAGTGTCTGGCGCGGTCTTCGAGCAGGAAATCACCGCCGATCTGCCCGCCGCGACGCAATTCCTGTCGCCGCGGCTGTTCCTGAACACCGGCACCACAGCAGCTGCCGTCGCCTACGACTGCGTCGGGGTCTACCTGGAAACCGACTTCTGACCGACCGCAGTCCGCGGCAATGAAAGGACCATCATGAACGACCAGACCACCCTGACCAGCGAGGTCGCGCGGGCCTTTCGGGACCACGGGATCACCGCCGCGCTGACCGCCCTGATCGGCGGCACCATGGCCCTGATTGCGGCGATCACCCGCAAGGCTTTCACCAACGAGGCCCTGCTGGATCGCCTTTATCGCGAACTCATCACCGAACGCGACCGGACTGACAAGCAGCGCAGCGAGGATCGCAAGGCCGATGGCGACCGCCTCGACCGGATCGAAACGGACATCCGTTCGATGCGCGACATGCTCTTCGACGCCTTCCAGCGCGGCCGATCCGACTGACCCATCCGGACCTCGCCAACCGATACCCCACCCGCCCCAGAGGCGGGTTTTTCGTTTGGAGGATCCCTTGCCCACCCTGACCTACCCCCACTGGCACGACGTTCCCGCGAGCGCCTGGCGCTGGCCGAACTTCTCGGCCGCCGAGATCGCCTGCCGTGGCACTGGCGCGATCAAGATCAACACCGAGGCCATGGACAAGCTGCAGGCCTTGCGCGACCGGCTGGGCAAGCCGCTGATCGTGCGGTCGGCCTATCGCAGCCCGGAACGCAATCGCGCCGTGGGCGGGGCCCCGGCGTCGAAGCACATGCAGGGAACGGCCTTCGACATCGCCATGGCGAACCACGATCCTGCGGCCTTCGAGGCGGCGGCGCGGGCAGTCGGGTTCCTCGGCTTCGGCTATTACCCCCGCTCCGGCTTTATGCACATCGACCTCGGGCCTGCCCGCTCCTGGGGCGATCCCTTCCCGGTCCGCCCCGTGCCCTTTGCCCCGGAACAGCCGCCCGCGCGCGAAGTCTTGTCGGAAAGCCGCACCTTGCGCGGTGGCGGGGCCGCGGGTGCGGCGACAGTCGGCGCGGCCGGGGTGGAGGTCCTGCAGGACGTTCTTGCCGAGACCCAGTCCACGATCCAGCCGCTGGTGCCCTACCTCGACACCCTGCGCTGGGTGCTGATCGCCGTCGCGCTGATCGGCATCGCCGTCACGATCCACGCACGGCTCGATGACTGGAAGCGGGGCCAGCGGTGATCGGTTGGCTACTCACCCATGGCCCGGCGCGAAAGGCGCTGGGCCTGATCCTCGCCGCCGCAGCGATCCTGCTGTTCCTCCTGAACCTGCGCCGCGCCGGTGAACGCGCCGGGCGCGCCGCCAAACGGCTTGATGCCCGAGAGAGAAACGATGCCATCCACCGCCAGATGCTCGACGCTGCCGCCCGTCGCCCTCCTGATCGCGATGCTCTGGCTGACCGGCTGCGCGATGGGCGCTTCTGACACACGCGCGCCCTGCCCGCCCGTCGTCGACTACACGGCAGCCGATCAGGCGCGCGCGGCCGACGAGGTCGAGGAGCTGCCGGAGGGCGCGGTCATCGTGCGGATGCTGAGCGACTATGCCGTGCTGCGCGATCAAGCCCGGGTGTGCAGGTGAAAGCTGTTCCGGGCGACGCCGGTAGAGCGAACCTCATCAGAGCTTCCGCCACGCGCGCTGGTAATCTGGGCCGCGAGAGGTTGGCTGTGCAGTTCTATCGGGCGCCGTAACTTGGATCGGCACGGGAGCGGGAAGATCCGGCCCCAAAACAATCGCCTCGCCTTGGCTCAACGACGGGATAAATGCTGCGGCGGACATGTCCAGATCACCGCAGGCCCGCTCGATTGTCTCGCGGTCGCGCTCATTCGTAAGCCGATGGACGAACAACGTCCCAAGCTGGCTCAACACGTCCTGCGGAACGTCGCGGGGGCGCTGTGTGGCGAGAACAGTCGTAAGCCCGTACTTCCGGCCTTCCTTGGCTATCAAGCCGAATGCGTCGAGCGAGACGCTGTTGAACTCGTCCCCTACCGAACGACCCATGAACTGATGTGCCTCATCGAGGAAGCAGATGACGGGTTGTGCCCGGAAACGATCGGCACGGGCAAGGCCGAGAAGATACTCCCCGATTGTATTCAGAAGCAGTTCGCGGGCATTGTGGTTGAAACTGACGTTCTTGAACGAGATCAGGCATACCCGTTGCTGCGAGTCGTTCAGAAAGCCATCGAGGAGGGTGCAAATGTCTTCGCCCTCGCTCCCGAACAGACACCGCAGCTCTGCGGACGCCAGCATTCCCCGCATCCGCACAATCAACGTATTGCAGTAGTTCAACGTAGTGTCGGCCTTGCCGCCAAAAACACCAGGATTTCGGTTGTCGCTTGGACACCTTGAAGAACCGAGTATTTCGGCATTCCGGTCCGACATTCTGGCTGGCGGGCCGG